ATTATACCTGCTGCAACCCCTGCAAGTGCACGTTGCACTGACTTGCTAAGTGTTTTTCTCATAAAAAACACGCATGCTGCACCTAGCGTTGTTCCAACAAATGGAATCAGTATACCTTCAAAAATATTTATTAGCATAAAATTTCCTTTCATATATGCTCGAAAAAATTTATTGGCAAAAGTAATTATCTTCAGCGATATAGTATTTATTCTATAGCTTGTTGATTATATTCCCTAATATCTATTATTCTATAATTTGTCATATTTTTATCGTGTTAGGCAAAACTAACTATCTAATTTAAAGGAAACCGTGCAAAAAGCAAGCTGTAATTTCACACGGTTTTCTTGTACTTAAGTATATCATTTACGTAATCATGTAACAATAGAATTTTTTCAACAATGCTTTGATTTTTTTCTGGACAATTGAAGTCATTGTCTAAAGAGTACATATTTAATATTCTGCAGCAATTTACAAAAAGCCGGAAGCCCGGTCAAACCAAAAATCCTGTTTTTATTTTTCTTTCATATAAACTATACAATTTCTCACATTCCATACAAATCCATCCTGCTTCGCCTGTGTATAGCGGATATTTTCGGTTCTCACAGTATTCTGCTTCATAATTTCTTATCATTTCCAAAAGGTTATTGATATCCCCCATCTGCGCAGCAGCCATTCCTGTCATTGCCCACAAAAAGCCATTTCTTTTTTTAGTCAGCTTCTGCCACTGAAACCTTTCCGTAAACTGCTTATATAATATCTTTTGCTTTTTCTTCTCTTTTACCGGAAATTCATAAATCAGCGGATAAATCTGAGCAACTCCATCCGGATAAAATTCTTTCTGGTGATACAGATTACTGTTTTCAATAATTCTCCATCTTTGATTTGCATCATCCCAGAATAGCTTTTCTATCTGTGCCTGTAGCTTATTACGCATTTCACGGATTGCCTGCACATCCTTTAGTCCTGCATGTTCTAATTCGTACAGGCCTTTCCATACTTCCAGATTATCCATCAGATAAACTGTTGTATTTTCTTCTGAGACCTGTGTAATTCCATCCTGCATCAGGCTTTGAATCTTTTTTAATGCAAGGCTGATTCCCTTTTTCCAGTATTCCGGCAGGTCTGTACTTTCTGTCTTTTCCAGATATTTTCCCATAAGAAAAAGATACATACCAAGATACCCGTCTTCGGAATCAGCCTTTTCTTTATAAATAAGTTTCCCACTCTTTTTCCTGTAGATTCCCATTTTTCCATCTGTTTCCAGCAAAATCCCGATATGCCAGTCCAGATACCTGCCAACAGCTTTTTTCTCTGTTTCAGTAATGGGGCAGTTCTTTGTTTCTGCCAGAAGCCCCAGTGCAGCCATACATGCAAAGTATGGATTAACATCTCCGGCTTTACTTCCATTCATGTAAAATTCACCCTCAGGCCCCTGATTTTCAAGAATCCACTTTTTTTCTCCGGTCAAGACTGTTTCCAGCCATTTCTGCCGGGCATCTATTTCTTTTCTCAGGTTCTGATAATAAATGAACATAAGTGAAATTCCCACAGTTATGCAAAATATAATAAGTTTCATCACGTTCTTTCGATGTTTTACTTTTCTTTTGCATTGATTGTGTTTATGCTCATGCATCTATATTCTCCAGGATTTTTCTGATTTTGATACTTGCAGTCCCATCACCATAAGGATTTCTGGCCTCACTCATCCTTCTGTAAATTTCAGGTTCTGTAAGAAGCTGCCTGCATTCTCTGTAAATATCCTCCATTTTCGTGCCTGCAAGCTTTAAGGTTCCTGCTTCCACACCTTCCGGACGTTCTGTTGTATCTCGCATGACCAGCACAGGTTTTCCCAATGCCGGAGCTTCTTCCTGAATTCCGCCACTATCAGTCATGATCAGATAACTGGCTTTCATCAGGTTATGAAATTCTACCACATCCAGTGGTTCGATCAGGTGTATTCTATCACATCCACCGAATTCCTCATCCGCGATTTTTCTGACCTGCGGATTCAAATGTACAGGATAAATAACCTTCACATCTGTAAATTCCTCCACGATCTTGCGTATAGCCCGGAACATATCACGCATGGGTTCTCCCAGATTTTCCCTTCTGTGTGCTGTCACAGCAATCAGTCTGCTGTCTTTTGCCCATTCTGTTTCCGGGTGATAAAAATCATTTCGCACCGTATAGTGCAAAGCATCAATTCCTGTATTTCCTGTGACAAAAATCTGCTCTGGATCCTTACCCTCTTTCAGCAGTGCATCCGCTGCTTTCTGGGTCGGTGCAAAATGCAAGCTGGCAGTAAGTCCAATGGCCTGCCTGTTAAATTCTTCCGGATAGGGAGATTTCATATTATAAGTACGAAGTCCCGTTTCCTATCTCTATTTTTGTGTATGCAATTTTTTGTTCTTGTAATAAGATATGCTCCCAATATAAGAATTTCTACACCGAGAATGTAGCGTCAAGTTAAAACATTTTGCTATCCGGCATATTTTTTTTTGTTGTCTTTTTTTGATCACCCCATTTATTCCCAGTGTATTTTCATTGTCAGAGTACATACTAGCAATGTAACATCAAACAAAACAACAATTAACCAAGGAGGAAAATGATTATGTCAAACAATACTTCTTCTAACAAAGCAGCTGTACCAGAAGCAAAGGGCGCATTAAATCGTTTCAAATTTGAGGTTGCAAATGAGCTGGGTGTGCCGCTTACAGACGGATACAACGGAAACCTTACTTCCAAACAGAATGGTAGTGTAGGTGGTTATATGGTTAAAATCATATCGTCAGAACGGCGCAAGGGAAACCCCCATTTTTCAAGGCTTCCAGACCTCAATTGAAATGTTAGTGTTGCACATGTAACCGCCAACGGTTCAACGGTAATTTTCTCAAAAAGTTCATTAACAATCTGTCTGTTAATATCTTGTGGAGTAACACCTTTGAACTTTTCTAGCTGTTCTTTAATAGCACTTAATTGTATTTCTACTGGCTCTGGACTTTTGGTATTTTGGATTTCTAGAATATGACTCTCAATCTGCTTTATCTGCTTCACGTATTCTTTATTTCTTGAAATAAATTCATCATCAGATATTTTTCCATCCAGATTATATTCCAGTATTTTTTCACGTTTTTGTTTTAACAGATCAATCTGTTTTTCAAGTCGTGAGATTTCGTTTTTATTGTCTGGAATGTTTTTGATCGAGGACTGCAAAATTTCAAAATATTCCTCCAAAATGCTGTCAATATTTTCAGAAGATTTATTTATCAATTCTGCAATTATTTCTTTCAGTTCTGATTCTGCCAGCCCGAACGAATTGCAAGAAGCTGCTCCGTTTTTTATTTTATAGCTGCACACCCATCGAACATCCTCTTTTCCTCTGATATAATGTTGCTTCATCCAGTATGGTGCTCCGTCATTTGCGCAGAAAAGTTTTCCAGTGAAAATATTTTCGCTTTTAAAAGAGGTTCTTCTTGATTTTATGGCTTCTCCACGCTCTCTTAAATATGCGTTTGCCTTTTCCCAGGTAGCTTCATCAATGATCTGCGGTACTCTTGAACCATCATCCTTAAACATTATCCATTCTGACTGCGGAAGAAATTCTTGTTTCTTGGTGAACATATCGACAACCTTTACTTTTCCTCCACAATAGTATCCTTTGTATTTTGGATTCCGAATAATATTTTTTATGACATCCCGGTTGATTTTCCCACCTTTGAAACTTCTGTATCCCATATCCCAGAGCTTTTTTTCGATTCTTGGCGTAGATATTCCGGAAGCGTAATCTTGAAAAATCATTCGAACCATGTCCGCTTCTTCTGGAACCAGTTCGAGCTTTCCTTGATTGTTTGAGTATCCATACATTCTGTGCCCGAGAACAACACCATTTTTGATTGACTGTGCGTGTCCAAATTTTACTCTTGAAGAAAGCTTGCGGATTTCGTCCTGCGCTACCCCAGCCATAATAGTAAGTCGGAACTCACTATCATCATCAATAGTGTTAATTCCATCGTTTTGGAACCACACGCATACGCCATAAGATAACAATTCCCTGGTATATTGGATGCTGTCAAGAGTATTTCGTGCAAATCTTGAAATTTCTTTCGTAATAATCATGTCAATTTTTCCGAGCTTTGCATCTCTGAGCATTCTTTGAAATTCTTCTCTTTTATCCGCATGTATTCCAGAAATACCATCATCAATGTAAGAACCAGCAAACTTCCATCTGTTGTTAGAATGTATCAGATCTTCAAAATGTTCCTCCTGGTGCTTAATGGATGCTTGCTGTTCAACTTTTTCAGTAGAAACCCTGGCATAATAAGCAACATTTAGTTCAATGTCGTAAATAGAGCAATTTCTTAATTTTTCTCTGACATAATAAATATTCATAGTGCATTTCTCCCTTAATAAACAGGGAGTGGAATCATATAAAGTATAACACCTCATATAAATCCACTCAATACATTGTCGTTACTTTCTAATGCTGATTTCAGCTTTAATTTTATCTCTTGTTTTCTCATCTATCAGACCAAGTGAGAACATTCTTTCGTTTATGGCATACAATATAGCTTTTTCCATTAATTGTCCCTCCATATAATTATCTCGTTTTAAGCGCTGTTTTTCTTTATCTTTTGTATGCCCTATAATTTCTACCATTATTCTCTTTTGAACGATTCTGCACTATTTTAAGTATACAATTATCACGTTTTACAACAAATCAAAGATGTTTACCTGTCCATCAATCAGAGATTTTTCCAGGTTGTAAAATTTACAGGCTATATAATCTGGGTTCCAATCAATTTCCAGTTCGTATTGTAAACACCGCGGATGCTTACCACCACGGAAGAATCTGCATTCCGAACAGGTATGCTGATAAGCTGTACCTCCAGATCGCTTATACATTTCGCTTATCTTCCTCATAGAATCACTCGCTTTACTCTTGACTTTCCTCTCGCTTTCTTCTTGAAGATACCATTTTTAACACAATCCCTCGGATCACATCCTCTGCTATGTTCTTCAATCAAGATATAATCACAGGTTGCATTTGTACTCCATGCATTTTCGCTCTTGCTGTAATAGTCGCATTTCGAGCATTGTCTCCGCTTTAAGACTATAATTTCAGTGCTTTTTAATTCTCTCCATGGTTTTCTATCTGGCAATTTTCAGCACCTCCCAATCTGGCAGTATCTATAATTTTTAAAAGGTCTGGACTTAGTTTTCTTCGTTCTTGTTCTCTTTGCACTTCTGCCCGATACGTCCTTTGAAAATTTGATTGAACTACACTCCACCATGTACCATCTACATTTTCAGATACCGCCCATTCTCTAAGTTGTGCCGGACTTGATACTGCTTTCTGAATGATTTTTGGAAGCTTATCAAACTCTGTTTCTGCGTTATATGTAGAGTTCTGAATAGCTTTGCATACCTTTTCCCAGGCTTCTGTTTCATTCAGCTCTTCCTTTTGCGGTGCAACGCTTTGTGCGCATTGCCTTAATGCGGCTATTGATGGCTCTTTCCATTCCGTCTGCATATATTTCTTTAATCCGAAACTTAAAAGCTTGTAATCCAGGTCTTTCAGTAATCCGTACCAAGTATCAAAAGCATATTGATCTGGCAGAAATGCTGGGGAAGTGTACACAGCTTTCATTGCCTTTACCAGTACCGCCCATTCTTCTCTTGTCATACCCAGTTATCCACCTCGCTTACCCTGTTTTGTATTTTCTCCATGTAACTTTGAGGCTTGTTACCGGATTTATCAAGATAGTTCCCTTCAAATACCTTCGCAAAGTTACCGGGCTTTAAGAACCAATCGAAAGTTATCATCCAACCTTCTTTGTTCTGGCCTTGTAAGAAGCTGCTATGGCGAATGTTTTCAATGGCTTCTAAGATATCGTCCATATGGTTCTGACGGATTCTGGCTTTCACTGCTTGTTCTCGTTTTGATGTCATTCTTTTTACAGGGTTAATACCAAATTCTTCCAGAGTATTCCATTCATCAATGATTCGTTGGACGTCAGTCTGACGAATAGTATCTTTAGATACTATTAAATCATTTATATCTTTTTCTTTATCTTTATCTAATTCTGTATCTAAATCTAATTCTAAATCTTTATCTAAACCTATATCTTTATCTGAGTGCGTCTTTCGTTCGTCTATTTTGCGTCTTTTCTGCGTCTGCCTGTTTGAACGCTCTATTAGTTTGGTATCATCAATAGAATTTCCATTTGTCAGTGAGTAACTTCCGTTATCTTTCAATAGCAGTTTCTTTTTTTCATCAGTGTATGAAGTTTCTATATATCTGTCTCTGGACAGGGTGTTGTGCATTCTCCAATGTTTAATAACGATCACGCCATCATCAAACAAGATAACAAATCTCTTGGCAATTAGAAGCTTCAAATCATCATCATTCGCTCCTATTATTTTTTCAATCCTCTTTGGGTTTCCAATAAATCCATCATCGTCAGCTCTCATGTTTAGATGAAAATAAAGACATTGTGTTGATAACGGCATATCAAGGAAAGCATCTGTATCAACAATTTTCATTGTGAACATTCTTTTATTTGCCAATTTTGAAATTCCTTTCTCCAATTCCTGGATTTTTCAAAAGTGTTTATCTCAATTCAACTTCAATTCCATTGATTTTCAGTTCTCCATTTACCGGAACCACAAGAGATGGAACGCCGTTTATTTCTTTCAATTCAATCAGAGAAATTTTATCCGGCTGAATGCAGATTGTTGCATCTGATGTTAAAATTTTTGCAGTTTTTGAATTATGGATATTGTCAAGGGCGACAGGCTCATTGCTGAAATACATTTCCCAGTTTTCCTTGAAATCCGATAACTTCTCGTCTGGAACTCCGCAATATCCAAAAATCTGTTCCATTTCATCACATGATACAGTTATCATCTCTGGGCTGTCTTTCTTCTGTTCTCTTACTTCCTGTAAAGATTCAACCAGGCTTTCAGTGAAATTAAATGTTGTGCATCCTTCGAAATTATCCATAATAAAATCTGAAAAGACATTGATCTCATTGCCAGGTATACGTGGAATTGATGTGCCAAGAACGTTTTCGATAAAGTCTGGATGAATATTCTTTATGTTTTTGTTAAAATACAAGGTTCCATGAATATCAGTGCTTCTGTCATTAAATACCGGGAATAAGAATCCTGTTTCTGGTCTTGAGACTACCCAATCACGAATTCTGTCTTTGATGTTATTTTCAGCCACATCATAGCTAAGCCCAGCCTTTGAAAGATTCACCGGGCAAATGCTGCACAGAATGTGTTCATAAATTTCTTCTGAGGCATCGTGCATTTCGGTTCCATCAGAAGTTTTTCCGGGAATGTCATATACTGCATGAATGAGAACTATGTAGTAATTTTCTGGATAATCGTAATTTTCAATCACTTTGTCGTAAAACTCATCCAAAAGATCATCATCTTTAAGCTTACTTGCTCTGATCCGCATAAGAAATTCCTGTGTTCCACCCTCTTTTTCCTGTGCTAATGGGAATTCAAGATTCATAAGGCTTTTTCCAAGTCTGCCAGACATGGTTTTCTTGAAAATGTCAAAATACTTAAACATTTCTTCCTCTGGAAGGGAAAGGAAAGCTTCTTTAATTTTGGTTTTCTTATTTTTTTCTGCATCCACATAACAACCACAAATACGTGTGATTGCACAATTGGCTGGCGTAAACTGCTTCTTGATCTCTGCGATTTCTTTCTTATTCATGCTTTTCCATCCTTTCTACTTCTCTCGCCTGTTTCTTCTCAATCCACTTATTAATTTTCTCATCGGAAATCATGTACATTTGCTTTAACATTTCGATGCAGATCAACACATCTGCAATTTCTTCTATCATGTTATCACGGTTGATTTTTCCACGTTTCGCCTTACTGATTGCTTGGATAAGCTCGGCACATTCTTCCATGCAGACGGTACTCTGATTGTCCATGCCGTAATGTTGAATACTGTTTGATATAATTTTTCTGTCAATTCTGTATTTTATTTCTGTGCTAGATTTTTCCTCTTCTACCAGTTCGAAATATTTTTCTTTATATGCCAAGACAATCTCAAAAGAATATGAGCTATATCCTATGCGGTAATCATCTTCACCAACATTTTTGTATTTTATCGAATAGTACGGTTTTCCGTCAAAAACCTCGAAAACCAATTCCAAATCAGTTACTTTTTCTTTTTCAATTTTTTCTTCTTTTTCACTTCTTGCAGAAACATTTTCTAAATTATCCATCATTTTCATCCACCTTAATAAATGCCATCCAATGTGTTTTTCCCTGTTTGCCAGATCTATTGTCGTACAATGGTTCTGCCCCAATAGCCGTAATAACATCCTTTACAGGAATCTGTGTTTCATTCCACTTAAAAATCAATGTCCCGTAAGGCTTCAGTACACGCATGCACTCAGAAAAACCATCATGTAACATTCGTTTCCATGTATCCTTGTTGAGCTTTCCATACTTCTTTACCATCCAGGCATTGTCCCCACCTTGGATAAGATGCGGTGGGTCAAACACAACATGGTAAAATGTATTATCCTCAAACGGGAGGCATGTGAAGTCCGCTATAATATCTGGATGGATGTTGCAATATCTTGTTACTTTTCCGTCTCCGCTTGTCCATATTGCTTCGTTATCCAGTTCGCGTTTGTCAACGAAAACAGCCAGTTCATTATTTTTGTTGAACCAAATCATTCTTGAACCACATGTAGCGTCCAGAACAGGTTTATCCATTTTCCTTCATCTCCTATCCAAAAAGTTTTCCACAAATTACACATCTGTATATATGCCCTCTTCTGCGAGAGTGATATTTAATCCATTGATGACTGTGCATTCTTCATCTCCTCCAATTTCCTTGCAGTTTTTCTATAATCTCTATTTGCTGACCGGAACATCATCAGAAGAATTTCAGATACAGGTCTTGTTCTGTATCTCCTCACTGCTCTCTTGATGCATGAAAGCTCACTTCCGTCTGGTATGTAAACCCCTACAGAATACGGAATTTCCAGAGATATTTTTGCATATACATCTTGCGGCATAACTAAATAGTTGAAATCGCCAATGAAATTTAACCCGTGTCCAGATTTGAAATCTTCAACAGACGACTTAATTTCATAGCAGTAGCAATCCGCTTTTTCTATTCCAGAAACGCTATTATTTGCTGGAACAAATTTCATGTAGTCCACTCTGATTGCATGATCTGTATAGTAATCAAATGTAACTTCTCGTGCCCAATAAATACGTGGATCATTATGCGGATTAATTTTCTTTTCAACCATGGCTGATAATTTTGCCGTAATCTCAGGTCTTGTCATTTCCCAGCTCCTCCAACTTCTTCTCTATCGGATTAATAATCTCTTCCAATACCTGCTGTTCATAATTTTCTTTCCAGATTTTTTCTC